ACCCTTCCTGGGCCGAGGATAATCCACTTATACAAATCTGCCTTCATCAGTCTGAGAGTGTTAGCGTCAACAGAATCCTTTGCATCTGTCTCATTAACATTCCTATCTTCCGTGATGTTGGTAACTGCATCACAAGGAACGGCAAAGTTCACACAGCCGAAGAGGTAATCCCCGACCGTGCGAACATTTGTGTTATCGTTATTTGCGCCCATACTTAGATGATTCTATGATTAGAGATTATCCTTCGCTTGAGCTTGAGCTTGTTGCCTCAGAGCTTGAGCTTGAAGCCTCAGAGCTTGAGCTTGAGCTTGAGCTACCACTACCTACTACGGTGCTAATGAACATCCACTGAGGTACGCTTGGTACACAGAGCTGTGCAAACTCACCCTCGATGTAGATGCTGTGAGTCTTTGGATTAGCACGCTGAGTCAGCAACAGACGACCGCCGTTGTAGTATGCAACCTTGTCTGCATCGTAACCGATAGACAGAGGCTGAACACCCTGGATATCACCAATCTTTCCTGTTGGGATGAAGGCGATATTCTTTGGATCGAAGTTGTCGATGCGGGTTGTAACGAGGTCTGGATCGCCGTTAGCGTCAGTACCTGGAGCATCTACGAAGGCGTAGGTGTCGCGTACAACAATCTCGTCAACGCCGATAATCTTACGGATAGCCTCTGTAAGAGCGTCGTCGCCGAGGAACTGGATAGCATCGATACGAGTCTGAGCGTCGGTAGTGGTTGGATAGAAGTAGATACCCAAGGTCTTGCGAACTGCGCTGTGGAGCAGCAGGTCATCCCACAGGTCCTTAGAAACCTCCATCTTCAAGCCACCAGCGAAGTGCTTCTCACGACGGATGAAGCGAACGCGGTCCTTCATATACTTGATTGGGTCTGCCTTGCTACCCTCGGTAGCGTGGGTGTCGTCAGTCCACCAAACTGCAGTGCCAGTCAGAGTATTGTAGTGGTCAGCAGCAATACCGAAGTCGATATCAATACCCTGCAGACCGCGAGGGTTGTTGATACTTGTCAGAGAGAACTTACCCTTTGAAACAACCTGGTTTCGGATGTGGGTAAGACCGTTGTAGAACATCTGGATAAGACCATCTGTTCCCTCATCATTGAGGCCCATAAAGATTTCCTCCATATCTGGAGTCAGAGCTACGTTGCCGTAACGCTGGATCAACTGAAGCTGCTCATTGATGATAGTACGGTTGTAACGATAGTAACGCTTTGCGGTTGGGATGTTACCCGTAGCACCACTCAGCTCACGAAGTGCTGCCTCATAGCCGGGAGACTCTGGATCAACCCAAGCAGGCAGAGCCTTTGCGCCTGTACTCGCAATGAGCTGCGCAAACGTGTAATTCAACGATGTAGGAGCAAACTCGAAGCCGTCGATGATGAACGCATCGTACTTCTCCTGGTATTTGTCAACCCACTGCTGCCAAGTAAGGCCGCCGAGACCGTTGTCAAACACTGAAAACATTCCGTTCGGATTTGTATTCATAACGTTTTCCTGTTTTTAACTTGTTAATGACTTGTGCCACGTTTATGACACGAACTTGATCTCACACAAGGCTGGGATATCCTTAACCTTTGCAAGGACATCGGCGTCAACCATATAGCTGTAGTACTCTCCGGCATAGATTACGGTTGCGGTACCGATGGTATCGCCTGCCTCAATGTCGATGTCATACAGAGTTGCACCATTGATGCCCAGGGTAGAGATACTACCTGCGGCCTTGATCTGTGTAGCGGTATAGCAAGTTATCTTCTTGCCTCCGTTAGCACCAGCGTCCTCCCACTTGCAGAATGTACCTGCAGGGATTTTGCCAACGCCGCCAGAAACCCAATCAGAGAGGTTTGCTACAACACCGCCTGCGGGGAACTGATCCTTGACCTCGCGCCACACCTTACGAGCGTGACCTGTGCCAACGGACTTGCTACCGAATGTATTACCCATTCTTCCCATAATCAAAACGATTTAAATGTTAATAATTTTGTTTGAACTCTCGGTTTTCAACAAGACCGCAGTCTATTACGTTCCTGTCTATTTTTTCCAACCTTCTCTTTTGCCCTTCTTCGCAAAGAAACGGTCAGCGGCACTTTCGCCTTTGCCACCTCCTCGGCTGCCGAAACGCGGATTACCCTTGTCCTCCTTACCAAGCCCTGCGGCTTTCAGATTCTTGATGTAATCGCGTTCAAGAGTCTTTACGATCTCGCCGACATTTACCTTCTGGCCCTCCTCGGCTTCCGGAATCTCCAGGTCGCGCATAGTGGCGTTGAAAATAAAGTCGTTGATTTCAAGACCGGCCTCCTTGTATTTGGCCTTAAAGCTCTTCTTCACATCGTCAACGATAGCCTCCTTTGCGGCAGCTTCGTTTCTCTGCTTCTGAGCATTTTCCATCGCCTCGATTCTTTTGAGGAGCTTCTGCACCTCTGTCTCCTCGCCTTCGCCGTCATTCGGCTTCGGGGTTGGCTTCGGGGGCTGCGTAGTGGGATGCTTTTTCTTCCACTCGTTGATCTGTGTTCCTGCGTCCTTTGTGACATTTCCGTTCATACGGAGAAGTCTGTTTGCAAGACGGCTTGTAAACGCATCATCAACCTGGCTGTCGTCGGTAATTCCTTCGAGAGCATCGTCCAACTCTGCATTGATGGTCTCTTCACTGAGTACAGTAAGCTGTGATTCACCAAACTGTGCCTCTACTAATGGTCTAAGTGATTCTCTGTCCATTGTGATAAAAAATTTTTAATAACGTTATCCTAAAAAGCAATCATTTTGCCTATTTGTTGCGGCGGGCAGGACTCGAACCTGCGATCTCTTGGATATGAGCCAAGCGAGCTACCGACTGCTCCACCCCGCGATGTCGCCTCGACGCTTCGAGGCTGAGAATTTTTACTTAACTATTCATTAAAACACACATTTCTGCATAAAAATACCTAATTTTGTGCAAAAATATACATTTTTCTTGCAACATCCAAATATTTTTGCGTATTTTTGCAAAAGAAAATGAATTTTTATGCAAAATGAAGGTGTTTTCGGGGTTAAAAATGCCAAATGGTGAACCTGTTTATACACAGGAGTATGCGCAATCCATCCGTGACGAGAATAATAAGTTGAAAATTCTTGCACAGGCTGGAGGGCAGGAGGATTGTATATCAAGTCCTGCGCAGCTCATCTTCTATGGAGGAAAGCGAGGTGCCGGAAAGACCTATATTCTGCTTGACTCAGCAGTCGAGGATATCGAGAACAAGAATTTCAGAGCCTGCATTCTCCGTAACGAGAAACCAGACCTCACGGATATGATTGAGGTGTCGTACGAGCTATTCTCTCAGTATGGAGACTACAACAAGTCACAAAATGATATGACTTGGAACTTCAATAGCGGAGCGAAGCTGAGATTCTCGTACTACGAAGGCGATTACGAAGCATTCAAGAAGAGATTCCAAGGTAAGCAGTACGCATACATAGGTCTTGACGAGGTAACGCATTGTCCTTACAAGAAATTCAAGTATCTGCTTACAGACAACCGAAACGCATACGGCATAAGAACACATTTCCTCGCAACCTGTAACCCGGACCCAGACTCCTGGGTTGCCACATTCCTCTTCAACGGCGGCTGGCTTGATATCGAGACAGGATATCCTATCCCAGAGATGAATGGCGTTATCAAGTACTGCTATATGCCGGGTAACGATGTCAACGAGATAGTCTTTGGAGATACACGAGAAGAGGTCTTTGAGAAGTGCAAGGCCGACATTCTCAAGCACTGGCGCGCAGAATACGCTCAGTACGGTTCGCCACAGGAGCTTTTCATCTTCTCCGTAGCCTTCATCGAGGGAAAACTTGAGGATAACAAGAAACTTATGCAGTCTGATCCTACATATCTCGCACGTCTTGCAAACCAGGACGAGGAGCAGCAGAGCCGTGACCTCGATGGTAACTGGAAGTTCCGCTCTGCAGGTGACGACCTCATAAAAATGGATGACATTCTTAACGCTTTCGATAACGCCTTCCAAAACACAACAGACACCACTCTCTACGCTTCTATTGACGTTGCGCTGCAAGGCGGCGATAATGCCGTGTTCTGGCTTTGGGAGGGAATGCATATCAAGGATGTTTACGTCTGCCGTTTCGACTCTAAGACATTCGAGAACGTTGCAAAGGCGCAGCTCTCGCTATGGGGAGTAGAGGAATGTAATGTTGTGTATGACTTCCAAGGTATTGGCCAGATTCTTGAAGGCCACCTTCCGGAAGCTATCAAATTCATAAACCAGGCTGCACCAATCCCTGCAGACTGGAAACAGGAGGAGGGAATAAAGAAACTTTACAAAGACCTCAAGTCGCAATGTGCTGTTATGTTGTACAAGCATTTTCGCGATAATGAGATTTCTATCGACCCTCATCTCCTTGACAGGACTTTCGACGGACACGGATATGGAAAGACGAAGCTCCGTGATATCCTTATGCGTGAACGTAAATGCATCCGCCGTACACAGGACTCTGTCGGCAAGGCATTCCAGATTATAAACAAGTCTGATATGAAGAAGATTATCGGACACTCTCCGGACTTCTTCGAATCTCTCCTGTTCAGAGAAATATTCTTCCTCAAAATAAAGAGGCATAAAAAAGCAAAGAATACGTGGTGTATATAGTAATTTTAAAGGTAATAAGATATGGATAACATCAAGCCGAATTACAAGGAAATCCTCACAAGGGAGCCGTTCTACGAGATTCTTCCGAACGGCTACAAGAGCCACCGCACCGTGCGGAGAGGCCAAAAGGTATATGAGCCTGTAGATAATCCTTTGATGCGTATTATCACGCAGGCTGACTTCTTGCGTATGTACTATCCTTCGGGACACGCCATTAACGACCCGCTGCTCTATCCGGATGTCGTGAAGCGTAACCCCGAGAACGGAAAGACATACGTGCAGCCTATCATTCGTACGGCATTCGCCTTTCAGAATGTCATATCTACGAAGCAGCGCGTTCACATCACTGGTAACGATATTCAGTTCGAGCTGTCCGGTAAGGTTGGTTCTGAATACGAGGAGGCTCAGAAGCAGAGAGACTTCGTCATATTCCGACAGGGATGGCTTGATATGGATATGGAGTACAACTTCT